TGGCGAACCATCTGATAAGTTATGACCTACCGTGGTCGGCAGGGAAGTTGGATCAACGTGAGTCACGCATCATCAGGCTGTCCTCTGATTTCCCGCACGTTACGGTGACCTCGTTTGTGATGAAGGGCAGCATCGAAGAGCGCCAGTACGATATGCTCCAAGAGAAGCGCCTGATCAATCGGGCATTCATTGACAAGGGCTATGATGCCCAAGGTCGGTACGAGATCACTTTGGGCTCGTTGTCCGACTTCTTACATACATCGGAGGTATGATGGACGACTGCGAGTGGACCGAGGGTGACGACGCCGCATTCAATCTGCGGCTCGTGCAGGAATACAAGGCTGCCAAGGAGATGGCCGATACATCAAAGAAGCGTGCCGATGGACTAAAGTCGCAACTGATAGAACTAGTGGACGAACGTGGGTATGAGGGGGAGAATGGGCACCGCTGGTTTGAGGTGGGGGACCACAAACTGAAGAGGGAGCGTCGGGTCAGTACCATCTTCGACTCAGAGGCCTGTGAGGCGTGGGCCAAGGAGCAGGGTAAGGAGATGTGGGATAAGGTCAGCGAGGTGGTGGAGGTGCTTGTGGAGGACAAGGTTCTTGGGCTAGCATGGGACCATCCTGACATGCGGGACATCGTGAACGGGTTCTACATAGAACGAGAGACATGGGCGTTTAAGGCATGAGTTCTAAGGCTAAGGACTACTTCCACGACCTACTGAACCGGGACCACTCCTACCTCACTGACGACTCCGACGTAGGTAAGTTGTCTGATATTCCTGATTATCCGGGTAGTACCCCCCCGCGAAATCGGGAAGATAGCCCTAGTCAGGACACCGTCCTTGGCGGGGACGACCTCCGACGTGGCAAGGTGTACCGTGTGGGTGGGGAACTTAGGACGTTCTACCCCATCGGAGAACTGGCCAAGGTGCTGGGCAGGAAGCCAGTCACTATTCGTATGTGGGAACGTAATGGGTGGATACCTCAGGCCAACTACAGGACACCCCCTCCCCGTGGGGCGCAGTTGTCAGGCGAGCCTAAGGGTCGTCGCCTGTATAGCCGGGAGCAGGTAGAGTTCTTGCTTTTGGCGGTTGAGGCGTATAACCTCAACATCAGTAAGAAGGCCGACTGGGTCGGCTTTAAGGAACACACCGCCAGTAAATGGCCGGTGTAACGACAGAGAAGAGATACGATATGCCATTGGATTATGAAGTAGCCGAAGAAGCAGCACCCGCACCGGAGACTCGCAAGATCATCCGATCAGGGTGGGGCGCTGTGGACACGATCAAGCGGGAGGACGCCAACTATGCCGTTCGCCTTAAGACCGGACCAGAGCCGGTCCTCATCAAGTTTCTTCAGGATGCTCCTTACGCATCGTGGAGGCAGCACTGGGTCAACCGAACTGGGCAGAAGTCCTTCGTGTGCCGCGAAGGTATGGACGACCGTGGGTGCCCCCTGTGTGACGCAGGCAATCGCCCCCGCCCCCTGTTCGCCTTCAATGTGCTCCTGATGGAGCGTGGTGAAGAGCAGGTACTCAGGTCCTACGAGGCAGGTACCCGGGTCATCGCCACGCTGAGGAACTTCAACGAGGACGAGCGTCAGGGTCCCCTGTCAAAGCACTACTGGGCCGTCAGTCGCTCTGGTACTGGACCACAGACCCAGTACAACCACCTACTCATCAAGGCACGAGACCTTTCAGACGAGTGGGGCATGGAAGAGTTGTCTGAGGACTCTCTGGAGCGCTCTCTGAGCAAGGCATACGATGCTGACATCATCCGAGTGTCCACCTACGAGGAAATGGTCGCCCTTGTCAACGAAGACATTGGAGCAGGCTGAAGGCACTGGTGGGGGTTGGACCGTGTCCTCTCTCCTTGGCTCCGGCCTCCACCACGTGTCCTCCTTGTCGGAGGTCCGTGAGTTGGTCTCTGAGATACAGTCTCAGGGAGCATTCGCATTCGATGTGGAGACGGTCGGGGTGCTTGAACACCACCCCGACCTCTTCAGTCGGGTAGACCAGCAGGTGGCTTCCCACGTAGAGGGTCTCGTTGTACAGAACGAGACCAACATCAAGAGGTCCAGAGAGGCCAAAGAGCAGGCGATGACTAAGACCATCGCTTTGGACCCGAAGCGCAACGAAATAATATGGATAGGGTTGGCCACCAACGGTAGGTCATGGGCTATACCTGTGGGTCATCCCTGTGGTGAAGTCCTGACACCAGAGGACCGGGGGGATGGGTCCACCGTCCCTCCTACCGGTTACCGTAAGGTCCTCAAGAGTGGACAGGAATCCATGGCCAAGGCTAGGTACTCCGTGCCCGCCACGTTCTCTGATCCTCCTGAGCAGTTGAATAGGACAGAGGTGTTCAATACCTTGCGTCCCATCTTCTTTGATGACGCCCTCATCAAGGTCGGCCACAACGTCAAGTTCGACGCCAGATCCATTTCCAAGTACTACGGTGATATACCGACTGGGCCACTGCATGACACCATGCTGGCGCAACACGTGCTTGACGAGAACATTTCATCCTTTCGCCTTACGTCACTGATAAGCGAGACTTTCGATAAGCACGATCCGTATGCGAAGCACGGTAAGGTGGGTGCAGTCATCTCTACCACTCCGTTCTCGGTGGCCTGTGAGTACGTTCACCTAGATGCTAGGTGGACATGGCTGCTCTACCAGAGCCTGATGAAACGCATCAATGGGGACACCAGTCTTCTGAACGTGTTCGATCAGGACACCAAGGTACTGTCAGTACTCATGGCCATGGAGGACGTTGGCATGGCCATTGACGCAAACGGCCTAACTTTACTTGGTAAGGAACTGGACGCCAAGATGGAGGATACCTACACAGAGATCATTGCCTCCACCTACCCCGGGTTCAATCCAGATTCCGTCAAGGACAAGCGGATGTTCCTGTTCGGGAAGAAGTCTGAGGGTGGGCTAGGTTTGAAGCCACAGAAGGAGACGGAGAAGGGGCAGGCTTCAGTAGACAACGAGGCCCTCAAAGCGATCTCCCACAGGAATAAGGTTATTCCCCTGTTCTTGGACTGGGCAGAGTACAAGAAGTTGAAGTCCACCTATGTGGATGGTCTGATGGAAAGGGTGAACAACGGCAGGCTGCATCCTAACTTCCACCTACATAGGACTGCTACAGGTAGATTGTCTTCTTCTGATCCCAATCTGCAAAACGTCCCACGGGACACCAGCGTGCGTGGCCTGTTCCGTGCCGACGACGGTTGTCACCTTGTGGTTGCTGACTACGATCAGATTGAACTTAGGGTCATGGCCATGTTTAGCAAGGACCCGAACATGATGGAAATCTTCACTACCGGGATTGACATTCATGCTGGCGCTGCGGGACTACTGTTCGACAAGGCCCCCGCTGAGGTATCTGGTGAGGAAAGGCAGATCGGAAAGGCGGCTAACTTCCTTACCGCCTATGGTGGCGGGGCAGGTAAGTTGTCCGCTACTACCGGCATCACCATAAGCAAGGCCAAGAGTATTATTAGCCAGTACTACGAACAGTTCAGTGTTCTAGGTAAGTGGAAGTCCTTGGTTGTATCTAGGGCTAAGCGTGATGGGCATGTGACAACGATCTCTGGCCGTAGGAGGAGGCTTCCAGACATAAACTCATCTAAGGACGACCTTCGCTCACGGGCCGAAAGGCAGGCCGTCAATGCAGTGGTTCAAGGCAGCGCCTCGGACATCTGTAAGAAGGCCATGCTAAAGGTACACCCTGCGGTCGCTGAGTTCGGTGGAAAGGTGCTAGTGCAGGTGCATGACGAGTTGGTTGTTAACGTGCCCGACAAAGATCAGGTAGACTATTATTCAGAGGTTATTACTGAAGCAATGGGCCACGGCATAACGCTACATGACGTTCCGCTAGTGGTTTCTGCCCATTCTGGGTCGACATGGTCGGAGGCAAAGGGTTAATGGACTGCGATAACGTACTGGCTACTTCCAAGCGTAACTTTTATCTGATGCTGTCACCCCCTGACGGTCAGAACATCGCTACCTGTAGGGGATTCTATCCGTCTTCAGCGGATGTCTACGAGGAGGAGGAGAGGGACGTTCTTCGCAGTTGGGCCATTCTAACCGACTACGGTATCGTGGACTCCCTATCAGACGCAGCAGACTGGATGGCTGACGTGATGGTTGCCGACGAAATGCTACCCCGTGAAGCGGAAGACACAGACATTGTAACTATCGGTATAGACTTGGACCCCTCCGAATCCGAAGATGAGTTCTATAGCGAAGATGGCCCCGTGGACTTCACCATGGACTTCAACCACCTCACCTACGCCGAACTTAAGCGTATGCACCAGCAGATTAAGGAATCCACCTACAACACGCTCCTTGGGTGTATGGTATCCTCCGTGTCGAAGTTGCTGGATGAGGACCTCATTGAGGTAAGGGATCTACTAAAGTCGGAAGGCGTTTAGGATATGAGCGACTGGTGGTCAGATCGACTAGCCGGTAAGGCGGTAGTACCAAAGCCTGCCCCCCGTGAGGGCAGTACTCCTACTTTGCGCTTTACCCCTCAGGCCCCTCAGGCCGTCCCTCTGGAGACCCATCCCACCCCACAATCGCAGTACATGGCTACGGCTAACGCTGTCAATCCAGACCAGCGGGTAGACCCCAACGGCCAGATGGGTATTGGCGAGGCTATCCGTAAGTGGCAGGGAGGGGAAGCGGCTCGCAAGGAAGGGAACAACACCTGCCCAGAGTGCGGGAGTGGTAATGTCTTCTCGCGCATGGCTAAGGGTGGAGGCTCTGGTATTAACGGGAATGCTCCTGCGCCTCGCTGCTTTGAGTGCGGGTGGAATGGCATCTACGATCAGGGATTGGAAGCAAACTGGATCTCTTAATCCTAGCCGTAATACACTACTAGAAGGAACACTACGAGTTGAGCACTGACACGAAGTACGAAAGTATTGACGAGATAGTTAAATCTATCAATAAGCAGCACGGTGAGGACATAATCGTCAAGGGTAGTAGGGTTACTGAGGAACTACCTCGTATCACTACCGGGATACTGGCCTTTGACATGATGTTGGGCGGGGGATGGCCTGTAAACCAGTGGTCCGAGATAGTGGGTGATGAGTCCTCCGGCAAGACTGCTATTGCCTACAAGACCATCGCTGCAAACCAAGCGAAGGACCCCGATTGGATTGCTTTATGGGTGGCTGCGGAAGAGTATGTCCCCGAGTACGCAGAGGCCATTGGCGTCGACTTGGACCGTCTGTGGGTCGTGGAGACAAACATCATGGAGAGCGCCTACGACCTAATCGTCAGGGCCATGGACAACCGAGCCGTGGACTGTGTTGTGTTGGACTCCCTGCCTGCACTAGTACCGGAGACCGAGTACGAGAAGAGTATGGATGAGTTCACCGTTGGACTGGGTGCTCGCCTCACCGGTAAGTTCTTTAGGAAGTCTGCCAAGGCTCAGAGGCGTTCTCTGGTCCATGAGGACCGAGGCTGCACCGGGCTCATCGTCAACCAGTGGCGACAGAAGATCGGGGTGATGTGGGGAGACCCACGCACCACCCCCGGTGGGTTGGCTAAGAACTTCTCCTACTTCACCCGTGTGGAGGTGAAGAAGGACGAGTGGCTCAAGGAAGGGAAGGTCACCGTAGGCCAGACCATCAAGGGCCGTACTATCAAGAACAAGACATACCGACCGCAGCAGCAGGCCGTGGTGGACTTCTACTTTGCTGACTCTGGTGGATTACACATGGGGGACTTCGATACAATCAAGGACATGGTCAATATTGCCATTGCCTACGAGGTGATTACCAGAGCCGGTGCGTTCTACTCCTACAAGGACGAGAAGTGGCAGGGCAAGGAGAGGGTCCTAGAGGCTCTCAGAGCCGATCTGGGCGCTCAGGAGGCCCTCCGAGCAGAACTGATGGGTACTTTAGGTGACTGACATCCACAGGCGCTCTAAGGCGCAGGAGGAGCGTACTGCGGAGAAGTACAACGGTAGTAGAAACGTCATGTCAGGGGCTGGATGGGTCCGCAAGAATGATGTTCGTGCTATCGACCTACTGGTAGAGAATAAGTTTACGGACAAGAAGTCGTATTCCATAGTGTCACAGGAGATGGTTAAACTGGCACGCACGGCCATTCTGGAGGATCGTATTCCTGTGTTACAGGTTGACCTTGGAGGACGGTCCTACGTAGTTCTATTAGAAGACGACTTTTTGGAGATGATACACGATGACTGACGATGCTTGGAAGATCGAAGCCATGAAGGCATCAATGAAGAACAAAGCCAAGTTGGTGTCTCTGCTGCATCCCCACCTGTTGGAGGAGTACTCCGCTAAGAATGCGCTTCGGGACACAGAGCACTTCCACCCCAGCGAACTCTGTAAGCGTGACTGGTGTGTGCGGCAGTCCGGTTATCGGATGATGAACTACAAAGAGACCAATCCTGAGCGCCCCAAGGCATTCAAGACCCTCAACATCTTTGAGGAGGGTAATAGAATCCACCGTAAGTGGCAGGGGTGGCTTAAGGACATAGGACTTCTCCAAGGGCAGTGGTATTGCCGGGAATGCACCCACATTTGGTACGGGGAGCCATTGTGTGCGGTGTGCGGTTCTAAGCAGGTGGACTATCACGAGGTGCCAATCTACGATGAAGACCACCACATCATCGGGCACGCTGACGGTCATGTGGAACTGAACAATGAGGACTACTTGATTGAGATTAAAAGTATGGGCATTGGTACCTTTCGGTACGAGAACTTCCCCTTGTTCAACCGCTACGCCACCAAGTCCATTACTGCTGACCAGATGTGGAATGAGGTGAACCGCCCGTTCTTGTCACACCTGAAGCAGGGCACCCTCTATATGCACTGCACTGGTATCAAGAAGATGATCTTCATTTACGAG